AACGAAAAATTTAAAATAAAATAATTAGCTAATGAATCTTGCGAGAGGGTTATGCGAAAAAATTCTGTAGTCCTTCTAGCCTTGAACTATTATGCTTACCACAGGCAGGGCAATCGGATTCAATAACCTGCACCACTTTGGGTGAAGTAACAAAGAATGTCTCCAGTTTATCGAACTGTTCTTTGGTGAGAGAGTACATAAATTCTTCCAACTCTGCTCTGGTTTGATCTACTGCTTCCCAAGATTCTTCCGCACTATAAATGGTTTTTACATTGCTAATAACCAGCTCAATTACTTTTTGGTTGTCGTTGGACTCAAAGACTCCCATCACCTCATCCAGGGTGGGGTAACGCATTTCAATACCAATGTTTTCAGTAAGATTAATCTTGTTAGAATGATTGGGTTTAGATTCAACTTTAAGATCATTAATATTAAAGTTGGTATCTATTTTGTTCCCGCATTCGCAATTTACCACCACATCAACAGTTTCACCTATAGAGCGGGCTCTGAGATTCATAAAAATAAATTCTATATCAAAGTGTGGTAGTTCATGTACTTTAAGTGTGTTAAACGTACACACATCTGTCAGTTCACGTATAATTCTAGCCACCTCATTGTTGTCGGCATTAGCTAGAGTCAAAAGAATCTTATGTTCTCTGACTAGGAAAGGCCGATATCTTATTTTTACCCCGGTGGAAGGTAAAGTCAATTCATATGTTGGGGTGTTAAGTTTTGGTAAAGCCATTATATTCTCCTATTAATAATTAATTAGCGCCGGGTATGCGGCCGCTAGTAATTGCGGGTACGGTTTTTTGAAATTGAATTCTTCTCGGGTCTGTTTTTGCAAATTGCCCTCTAGCAAAATTAGCCTGTTCGTTTGTCAGCACTTCAGGGTTAACAAATTGTCTAGGTACAGCTGTTGCAGAAGTGGTACTTCTTTCTACATCTTTCCAATACCTAAATGCAAATAAAATATTTAGTCTATGGGTTTGATTAGATGCACTATTATTAAGATCCATTAAGTTCATATTCTTGGGGAAAGCTTCAAGTAGTTCAATTTCATGTGTTACATTATCTTGTTCATCCAACTGTCTGATGAAGATACTGGTAATATAATTTTCCTGATAGTTTACACTGAAATTATTTGGATCTACTATTGTATGCATCCATTCCTCGAAAAACTTACGCACCACCATATCTCTATCTACATGAAAGATAAACGATATACCCTCACCCCCATACTCGGAGGTAATAGGTCTTTGATATGCTGGACCAAATATTTTATGAGATTTAGTATTGATATTTAACATCGGTATACTAGCTGACTCACAGTATAAACTTGGTAGATCCCCCACAGCTGCTAATGCTAGTGGTGGTACAATAATCACCTCAAATCTATTAGTTCTAGCTAGGCTTTCGTTTAAGACTGTAGATCTAAATGTATCCAGACTAAAAATTCCTTTATTAGCCATTAGTATTTTGTCCTTGAGTCTTTCCAGACTTCAGTTTTACTTGCACCCACAAATCTCTCTACTGGTAATTGAGATGCTGTAATCCAGTCAGGATACTTAATCTGTAGAAATTTAGATTTTAAGTGGTCGTATAGATAATGCTTAACGCATGCTTTAACAGGATCATATTTAGATGAGCCGTTTAAGACTTTCCAGTTGAGAAGTAATCTGGTATCTTCGCTCATCTTATCATCGTTGGCTAAGTCATGCAGATATCCCAGCAATTTAAACCTTGCACCATATGGAATGTAATGCAGGTTAATACCATAAAAACCATCTGGTACTTTTCTAAAAGGCAATACCAGGGGAAACATATCCCAGAAGGGCAAAGTATCTTTAAACTTTGCATCGTAAAAAAACATATACATACCCCCGGGTAAAATACGGGTGGTAATACTGGGGCTGCTGGACATAAGACTGGCAGGTTTTACTGCTGCTAGATTCTTTACCTGGAGTTGATACCAGGATAGAGACTTCGCATCATCTCCAGCTTTTTGTCTTATTGATAGAAAGGGGTTGGTGGTTGCCATAGTTATATTTATCTTCTAAATCCCCAGATCTTTTTCGGTTAAAACAAGAAACTTCATATCATGATCCAGGCAGTACTCGTTAGCGGCTTTCCATTTAGCTTGATTGGTACCGTATTGAAACACTTCTTGAATAAATCTTTTTGTCTGGCGACCAGGTGATACGGGCGGCTTGGTAAATTTTTCTGGTTTTATTTCCACTAAGTACTTACTTATCACGCTTTGTCTGTCTTTGACTTTTATGTAAAAATCAACAAAGTATCTATGTATTTTATTATCTACCGGTGATTTATAGGGTATAATCATTGTTTCAGACCCCCATTCCAGCACTGAGGGATTGGAATCGCACCATCTCATAAATTTAAATTCCCAGGAACTTCTATATGATATGTCGTTTATATTGCCTCTATACTTGGCTGCGTTAATTATCCGATACCGTCCTTTGTGGGTTGCTTGATACATAGCTATATAAATATAAAGGAATTCATAGTGGTCCAATATTTATGGAATATAGATGCCAACATACACCGATTATGTAGACAAGGTACAGCAACAGTACGCTAATCCGTCTGCTACCGATAACATTAAACCAGATAAGTATGTTATAAAATCACATACATACCCGTCAGACCTTGGTTCCCAGGATCTGCAACACTTCATTTTGTTTAATATAAATGTTAGCGGTAAATCTACATTTGATTCTAAAAAACTATTTCCAATTTCTAGAGCAGAAAGTTCAGGGGGATTAACCTCAGAACAGCTGGGAACAAGCGCTGCGGTGGGAGCTGGGGTAGCAGCAGCTGTGTTAGCAGGTGCATCTGTTACCTCGTTGGTTAAAAATGCTACCAAAGCAGTAGATAGAACCGGAGGTACACGTGCTCAGGCTCTTGCTAGGACAGCAGCACGAAATGCACCAGGTGCGATACTGGGGGTAGGAGCAGGATTGGCGGCCTATGAACTAATTTCAGCCAGTGCGTTGCTTAAACCGGATACCACCCATAGAATTACAGATGCTATTGCTCTATATGTAGATGGACCACCGGTAGTCAGATACAACATGAATTATGCTACCAAGGATCTAGGCACACTTATGGGGTTATTAAGCGGGAGTGTTTTAGACTCTAAAAAATCAAGCGGAGCAGCAGAAGCAGCTGCTGCTATTGGTATGACTGCAGCTAAGCTGCCTGGCGCGTTTGGTGGCGGGGATCTGGCATCAGCTATAGCTAAGTCTTCTGGTACTGCTCTAAACCCATTTAAAGAAGTAGTCTTCGAATCAGTTGATTTTAGATCGTTTAATTTTAAGTATAAATTTTTTCCTAAAAACAAAATGGAATCGGACTCTGTAAGCAATATTGTGAACTTATTTAAAGAGCATATGCATCCTGAACTGTCTGATGGGAGATTGTTCTTTATTGCTCCCTCTCAATTTCAAATAACCTATTACTTTGATTCTGCTCCAAATAGGTACTTTCATAAATTTAAACCCTGCGCACTGGAGTCTATGGAGGTAACGTTTGGGGGTGAACAATTCTCATCATTTAAAGACGGTACTCCTACTGAGGTGAATATGTCTCTTACTTTTAGAGAATTGGAAATACTTACACGGGCAAGTATTAAGGAAGGCTACTAATGTATTTTGAAGCTATGCCGCAGACTTTATACTCTGTGGAGGATGATCGCAGCAATGTTAAGGTAGTTACTAATATTACTACACGAGTTAAGATTAACGATCAGATTAAGAATCAATTTGGACTCTACGATGAGTACGATGTAAAGGATGGCGAGACCCCAGAGCTGGTGGCAGAAAAATTTTATAACAATTCTAAACTTCATTGGATAATACTTCACTATAATGAGGTTATTGATCCCCGGTTTGATTGGGTAATGGAAACAAATAACCTGGTAAAATATGTAACTGATAAGTACAGTAATATAAACGGTATACACCATTATGTAGATACTAATGAGGCGTACACCAATGGTAATGTTTATCTGGTATCTAGTGCAGCATTTGGTAAATTTGCAGCCGGTGATGTTATTATTAATAACACTGACCCGGGTATTGGATACATCACCACCAAGACGTCCAACTCCAATGTTATCGTTACTGTGTCTAGTGGTGGGTTTGGTTCAGGTGATCAGATTAAATTAAACTCCAATGCTCAAGTAAATGCTAACATTACCGCCACGGTTACAATTTCGGGAATCCCGGTGACTAATTATACGTATGAAGATACTGCTAATGAAGCTAAGCGTAGAATAAAAGTATTAAAATCAGCATATGTAGACGCAGTGGTGAGAGATTATAAAAAGAACCTAGACTTATAAAATGGCAAGTAAAGAAGGCTTAAATAAAGCTGGCGATGTACTTATTGAGCAACTTAAACTCATTACCAGTAACGACCAAGTAATCAATCTTACAGAGTTTTTGGTTGAGTTAAATTTATTTGAGGATATGTTTAAAAACTACTTATATGGTAGTATGGAAATAACAGACAGCAGAAATTTAATAGACACGTTTAATATACATGGAGAAGAATTTTTAAATATAAAATTTAGGACCCCTACATTTCCAGATAAAGATAGCATACAAAAAACGTTTAGAGTTTTTAAATTAACTGATCGAGAAATAGTTAGAGGCAGAGCTAATGGGGACATACAAAATTATACCTTGCATTTTGTATCTATCGAAGTATTTTATGATGTTTTGTTGCCGCTATTCATACCCTTTGAAGGTAAGATTACCGACGTAGTATCGGATATATTTTCTACTTATATTGCTGCCTCTCGTAATTTTAATATATCTGAGGGTGAAGATAAGGTGACTGAAGCAAGTCGTGATACGGAACTAATAATTATTGACGAACCTGCAAATAAGGTTAAATTTGTTGCTCCAGGTTGGTCTCCATTTAAATGCTTAAATTGGTTAGCTACAAAATCTATTTCCTCTAGCGTAACAGCAAAAAATTATATATTTTTTGAATCAAATAAGAATTTTTATTTTGGTACAATTGAAAGTATTTTTAAAGATGCCGTACAAAGTAACAATTATATCGGTAGATATTATGTAGCTGCTTCTAATGTTAATGCAAAAGACACCGTTAAAGATACAAATCGCGAGATGTTTATTGCCAGTGATGTAACCATGATGGAGAGCACTGACTATATAAAAAACTATACTAATGGATATTTGGCAAATCGACTTATCTATTTGGATATTTTTAACAAAGAATATAGACAAGTCGACTATGATCATGTTAGTGAATACAAAAAACAATTTCATACTTCAGGCGCCGGTGCTACCTCTCTACCGACATTCAGCGCTGAAACGTTTAGAAATGCAGCAACCAGTATTAGTTTTTATCCGAAAAATCCTAAATTGTTTACAGATTTTCCAGATAATGTTAATGAAAAAATGGATACTATATATGGTAATCGTCTATCATCATTATTAGAGCTTACTAATATAAAAATGGAAATAACAGTACCAGGAAGAACAGATGTGGAGGTGGGGCGTTTATTATACTTTGACTACCCTCCTATAAAACCTAGAGATGAGACTGATAAGTCAACAAATGATTCAGATAAATTATATTCGGGCTATTATATGATAACAGCTATACACCATAAAGTAAATAAAAATGAACATACTATGACAATGGAAATAGTAAAAGATTCTCTATATGTAGACCCTGATAGTAATGCTAGGTAATTAAATGCAACGAATATTTAATAAAGACGGTTTTAATTGGTGGATAGGCGTAGTCGAAGACCGCTTGGACCCGGAGTATTTGGGTCGGTGTAGGGTAAGAATATACGGGTATCATACTGATAACAAAGAGCTTCTACCCACTGCTAGTCTACCGTGGGCTGTTCCCATACAACCAATTACCTCAGCAGCTATATCTGGCTTAGGCTCTTCTCCAATAGGCCCGGTGCAAGGTACCTGGGTTATAGGTTTTTTTCTTGATGGCGAGGACATGCAGCAGCCTGCTATGTTTGGCACTATTGCAACAAAGGCAGCCAAAGGGGTTTTTGCACCTCCTCTCAAAATACCTGCACAAACTAACCCTGATGATGGTATATTAAAAGACGGTCAAGGTAACCCTGTGCAAGACTCCCAGGGCGTCCCTGTTAGAGCCGGTACACCTAAAGTTGAAGGCTGGGAGTTAGGTCAAACGTCTAAAGTATTTGAGTCTGGAGAATCTGGAGGCGGTACCATCAATGACTACAATGGGGCTGCTGCAGGCGACTTTGGTGGGGCATCTTATGGAACTTATCAACTAGCCTCTTTTTTACCCCCTATAATGAAAAACGGTCAATCTAGGCAATCATCTAAAGTCTCCCCGGTGCTGCAATTTCTCAACAGTTCTAAATTTAAAGACAAATTTGTTGGATTAAATCCTGCTACTGCTGCTTTTGATGCTAAGTGGAAGGAAATAGGAGCTGCTAATAAAAAAGAATTTGAGGAAGATCAGCATGAATATATAAAGCGCAAGTATTACAACGTAGCTGTCGCTAATATAAGCCGCACCGGTCTTAATCTTGGACAATATGGACCTGCGGTTCAGGATTTAATTTGGTCCACTGCTGTTCAGCTTGGTCCTGCTAATACTGCTGCTTTTAGGGAAACTTTAATAGGTAAAAGCCAACTCACTGATAAAGATATTGTCCTACTGGTTAGTGAGTGGAAGATAAAAAATGTAGATGTACTTTTTAAATCCAGCTCACAGGGTATAAAAGATAGCGTAAGATCTCGGTATCAATCTGAAAAAACTGCTCTACTGGGATTAATAAAATAATGGATCCTCAAATTACCAAACAAATTCAGACTGCTCTAGAAACCAGTCTGCTTAAGAAGTTAACCGATCTTAAGCTTAACGTACCTAAAAATACCCTGAGTGGTATAGTTACCAGTGTATCAAAGACCGCAGCCACCGGTATGGTTAAGGATGTTAACAGCACTGCTAATTCCAATCTTAACGATATACCTAAGAATTTACTGGGTCAAAAAAATCCTGTTAATTTAGTTACTGGTAATCAGGGCGCTCAAGACATAACCGATAATTTATCTGGTATAGTACAAACTAAATTATCTAGTCCAGTTACAGATACTATCATATCTTCCATACAGGCAAAGCTAAAGAGCGCACTCCCTGCAGAGGTCTCCAGACTTATAGACTTTAATAATATTGGTGCAGTATTATCACCCACCTTAACACCTTTAATCAATAGAAATTTAGATGTGGCACTTAACAAGTTTACCACAGATACGTACAGTACAAATAAGCCCTCGCGGACCACGGTGGCTGATATATCCACACAGTTTGCGGCTGGTTCTTCTGATGTAGCACTAGAAAAAATCGATGAATCTTTCGCCACATCTATAACGAATACCGCATTAGCCGAGGCTAAAAGTTTTGATATTAACAACATGGATAATCAAGATAAACTAGCTGTATTAAAAACTGGATTTCAAGACCCTAATGCAAATTACCCAACTAAGGAATATGCAGGGTTATCTGAAACTAATAAACTTGCCCAGGGTGAGGCCAGGGGTACTGTAGTACAACAAAAAAATACTACCAGAATGTTGGGTGCTAAACTACCATTTGGCGAGTCCTGGGATCAACCAGAGTCTGCTTATAGAGCAGCATATCCTTATAATAAAGTAACTGAAACAGAGTCTGGGCATATTATTGAAGTAGATGATACCCCGGGGTCCGAGCGTCTTCATATCTATCATAAATCTGGTACCTTTGTAGAGATAGATGCTAATGGTTCTATGGTAAGACGTATTGTGGGGTCATCTTATGAAATTATAGATAGAAATGGTAAGATAGCTATTTCTGGAAGCGCTGATATATCTATTAATGGTGCATGCAATATATTTGTGGGTAATGATGCAAATATTGAGGTGGAGGGGGATGTTAATCTTACTTGTCATAATGATATAACTGCACAGGCTGGTGGTACACTAAATCTTTCTGCAACAGAAGAGGTTAACATTACTGGGGGTAATGTAAATGTACAAGCCTATAATACCATGAATGTAATGGCTAAGACTGCATTAAACTTACATGCTTCAGAAAATATTAGTTTAAAGGCCAACGTTGATATTTTAGTTCAAGCATCGGGTGACTTTAAGAATCAAGCTACTGGTGTTATTAGTAATAAGGCAGGTGGGATTTTTAGTGCCGATGGAAGCGCAATACACCTTAACTCTGGAAATTCTGTAGATGCAGAAGCTGTTTTAGCTGGTATTTCTAAAATTGGAGTAATGCCAGGCCGAAAAGATCCTCTCACCAACGTCACTATTGACCCGCAATCTATGACTTTGGCAGACAACAAATCTTTGTTATTGGAGGAAGCTACTCAGACTAAACAAGATCGTACTGAACAAAGCAATTTGATTATTAGTCAAGGGTTTGCCACCGCAGCTGATCTTAAAGAAGTTCCTGTGGTGGGCGAAAGTAGCTCGGTATCATCAACCCAAAGTATAGTAGTTGCCCCAGATGCTAAACTTAAAAAGGTAACAGAGTTGCCTGGTAATTATAATCTATCTCCCAACTTTACTTTGGAAATGCTTTCCTTTAAAGCTGCTGTTACCAGGGATAAAGTTAGAGCTCATGGTACTCTAACTTATGGAGATATTATCCATAATCTACAAGCTTTGGCGTTAAACGTATTAGAACCAGTTAAAAAATTATACCCTAATATGTTTGTTACCTCTGCTTTCCGTGACCCAGGTAATGCATCTAATGCTAAGACGTCTCAACACCCACTGGGTCAGGGCGCTGATTTGCAATTTAAAGGTGCCTCGAAAAAAGAATACTATGATATTGCAGTTAAATTAGCCAAGGTAATTAAATATGATCAGTTTTTATTAGAATATTGGAACTATACCAACAATCCCTGGATTCATATATCTTATATAGATAAACAGAATAGAAATAAAGTTATGACATTCTTTAACCATAGCCGTCATTCTGACGGGTTGACTCAACTAGTATAATGCCGGGCATTGCAAGAATTGGTGATATTGACACCAGAAACGATACTAAAAATAATGGAAGCTCTACCGTTTTTATAAACGGAATAGGCGTTGTACGCATTGGAGATATAGATACTGGTTCAGATACTATGGTCGATGGTAGTCCTACAGTCTTTGCTAATGGAATTGGTGTTTGTAGAATAGGCGATAAAGACTCAAGAAACGACACTATCACCCAAGGATCCCCTTCTGTATTTGCAGGGTAGGGGTACCTACTGGGTATAAATAATACTATGGCACGAAGTACCCGAACATATACAGATTTTAACCTTCTTTTCTCGCGAAATCCCATTTCTGGGGATGTGGCGGTGAAGTCGGATGAAGAAGCTATTAAGACGGCTTTAAGAAATTTAATTTCCACCAGACATTATGAAAGACCCTTTCATTCTGAAATTGGATGCCAAATACATGGTTTATTGTTTGAAAATTTTACTCCTGTCACAGTACAGTTGATTAAACGTACTGTCTTTGATGTTATTGAGAAGTTTGAACCCAGAGCCACAGTACTTGATGTTAACGTGCGCGAAAGAGTAGATCAAAATCAAATTGATTTAGAGATTATTTTTAGAGTAAATAATTCAGAAAAACCAATTACCCTAACAACATTTGTCACCCGAGTACGATAATGTCCC